TCAGTAAGATAGTGCATTCTCATTTCGTCAATATCTGAGCTAGATGGTCCACCAACAGATCCTGTAATCCAAGATTTCATTTTTCTGTTGTCAGTTTCTGAAGCTCTATATCGTACGTGTAAGAATGGTCTCTTAATGTTTGTGCCAAGTTGTTGGTCATAAACAGTTGAAGTACCAGCAGGTACTAAAACACCTTCAATGTCACCAAAACCTCCTCTAGTAGACCAGTCATTTAAGTATTTCCAGTCAATTTTGTAGAAGTCATAAGATCCTCTTCTGTATCCAGTGAATCCTAATGTAAGTGCCATATCTTCGCTATTGTTAAATACTCCAAAAGAAGTACCATTAGCGTAACCACCATTTTGTTGTGCTAAGATGTCATCAATTTCTAAAGAAAGATCTCTATCTAAGAAAAGCATGTTTTCTTCAATAGCTCCTTGCTTATCTAATTGCTTAAGTACTGCATCAAAGTCAGTTAACGCACCACCTCCAGCTGCTTGCGCGCCAAAGCCAGCGTATACATTTCCTCTTTCTTCAATAGCATCAAAGAAACCTTGAGTACCTCTTGCGTTTTGAGCAGCTAAGCTACCTCCAAATGTTCCAAGTGCAATATTAGCACCTCCTGCAGTTTTTTCAACACCTTCAACCATTGCCATTTCTACGTAGTCTTCCCAACGTAGTCTGTTTTCGTGCTCTGATTTTAAGTACCATAAATAACCGTCAGCTCCATTTTCAGAAGTCACTTCAATCCATCCGATTTGAGCAGTGTCAGAACCGTTAATTGAATAGTGCTCTTTCATAATGATAGGAGCATTTGTAAATGTTGCATAGCTAGGATCTAACTTTTCAGTAAAGTTTCCAGTTCCTTTTGCAAATTCAGATCCATATACTAAAGCAGTTACTCTTTGCGCAGCTGTAACACCAGCATGAGCTTTATAAGCTTTAATTTGGAAACGAGTATCTGAAACAAGTGTAACTACACCTTTAATTACAGCAGCTGAACCACCTACTGCAGAAGTTGCAGAAGTTTGAACTTGAATCATAGCTGTTTGACCAACTTTGAAGTTACAGTTTGCTGTAGTAGCTGAAGTTAAACCAACACTTGTTGGTTGAGCTGGAATAGTAAAGTTTAATCTACCACCTGCGTTAGCGTCTGCAGCAATTTGGGCAGCAGCACCAACTGCTGGTAAAGCAGCTGCTGTTCCTTGAGGAAGTACATTTACATAACGAGTATGTAATCTTCCTTGCTCAGTCCAGATAATTTGATCTGAAGTAGATGGCATCTCTGCAGATACCATTCTTAAGAATGATCCGATTGAACGATTTCCGTATCTTTCAACTTCCTTTTCGTATACATCGGGTAAAAATTGTTGTGTCCATTGATCGTGTGCCGCAGCAGTAAAATCAATGTAGTTCCCAGCATATAATGTTTTAGACTGGGTTGGTTGTAATGCGGCTGGAACGCCACTTGAAAAAGCCATTTTTGTTTGATTTTAAGTTGTTAATTATTCCATTTAATGCGCAACTTATCAGATGAATTACCAGATACAACCCTAATTTTATCTCCTTGTTTTGTTTTTATTGTTGAATTATCAGCCCTTGGATCCATATTTATATTATTAGCATCCTTAGCAGCGTCTTTTATTGCATCGGCACGGCCTTGCTCATAAAAGTGATTTGCAATCTTGTCTGCATTTTTAGCGGCAAATAAAGCTTTATGATAGCCGGCTGCATCATTAACAGACCCGTCATCACCTAAAAACTCATTTATAAAATTAGAAATATCTGATTGATATTGTTTAACTTTTTCAGTATTATCTACCTTAAACCTATATTTATTTTCTCCGACCTTAAAATCAAAACCTTTGAAATTATCATTAAAAACTTTATCGGTTTTTTCAATAAACTGTTTTTGAAGATTATTATATTCTTCTGATTGTTGCTGTGAATTATTATAATACTCCATAGCTTTAATATATTGGGGATCAATATCTTGTTGCTTTCTTAACTTAAGATCAGCATAATATTTATCTTTAGATTTATTAAAGTATTGTTGTGCATTATATAATTCTTCTTTGTAGGCTAATTGTTTAGCCTTTATATCTGACGGATCATCCGCCTCTTCATCATATGCAAAATTTTTATTGAATAAAAAATCAACATCATCTGCATCTAAATGAGGTTTTGTACTTTTATAATATTCTCTTAGTAAAGTAGTGTTGTCCATTTTAGTGACATCTCTATTTAGACTAACATAGTCTTCAAGAGATCCACCTGTTTCTTCCATAAACTTTACTAATTTATCTATATTTTCTGGAAGCTCTTGTGTTTTTGCTTCCGGTAATATTTTTTCTTGTTCCTGTACGGGCTCGGGTTTTTCAGAGCTTGAATCCACTCGTGCCTCGTCAGTTGTATTCTTTTCATCTGTAACAAGTTCTAAAGGAGAATCTACTTTTTGCTCTTGCTCTTCTTCTTTACTTTTATTGTTTTCTTCTTGTTTATTTTCTCCGGCAGGCTCTTTAGACTCCTCTTTGTTTTCTTTTTGTATCTCTTCGCTAGTTTCGGATCCGTCGCGTACAGATACCTCATTTGTGCTTTGCTCTTGAACGGCATCTTCTTTTTTTATTGGTGGTTTGTCTAAATTAACTTTATAAACTCCGTCGTCCTGTAAACCATATTCTTTGTCTACAGTACCTTCTTCTACAGCTTTTTCTAAAACTGCAGCTTCTTTTTCTTGTAGCGTTTTTTCTTGTGTTTCTTCCGCTACACTTACATTAACTTGATCTTCCATAATTATATATAATAAAATAGTTTAAATAATATTATCTAGGTTCAAATCTTGATAAATCAAAACCACCTAGAACATCATTGCCTTTTGATTCAAAAGACTTTTTAGGTTTACCATCATCTGGAGGGCCCGTTACCTTTGAAAGCGATATTTTTTCTTTACTTTCGTTTTGTGATTGTACAAGTTCTTTTTGTGCTTGTAATTCTAATTCTTTTAATTGAACATTTAAGTCATATTCAAACTGCATAAGTTCTCTTTTAGTACGAGCTTCAACTTCCATTTTTTTAATTGATAATTCATTTTCAGCAGTTGATACTTGTATTTTAGACTCTGTTTTAACTTGTTCAGCTTGAGCTTTAGCTTGTTCAACAACAACTTGCGCTTGACCTTGGGCTTCTGCTTGTGCAACACTTGCTGCTTGAGCCTGAGATTGATCTGTTTGTTGTTTTTTAATTCTTCTAAACTTAAGTAATTGATTAGCAAGTTTAGTATTATTTATTTCTCTTATATCAATAGCATCTTCTAAAAATATACTATTTTGAGCAAGAGCTGTTTGTATGTTGGTTTCTAATAATTGTTTTTCTTCTTGATCTGGTTCTAATTCTAAAAATATACCAAAATCATGCATGTGCAAGTTTTTAAGCTCTTCTAAAGAACCTACAGTAAATCTACCTAGTGCAGATATAAAAGCATCTCTTGAAGGATGAAACTCTAATACATCTTTAAATCTTAACGATATAGCTTCAGCTAGTGCAGTTGTAATAAACATGCTACTATTTAATATATGCCTAGTTGCTGTATTACTATTTGCAGCCGCTAACTTTTGTACTCCCACTAAAGCTTTAGGATCTGGGTCAGAACCATCTCTTGCTTCATTTAAACCAGTTACATCTCTCATTATTTGTATGTACTGATTATAAGCACCTATTAATATTTGTATTTGATTACCCCCACTTCCTGGTAATTCTTGAATAGGTACTTTTCCAGGGTTCATTTCGCCGTCAACAGTTTGCGAACGACCTATTATAGACCCCGTTTGAAAATACATATTTAATGCTTCTTGTGGGTTATAGCTTGTACCATTTCCTAAATCTATTTCAGCTAATCCATCAGCATCTAAATAAACACCAGAAGGTGTCATCCTTTGTATTGCTTGTTGTAATTTTAAATGTGTTAATTGAACTAAATCAGCATAAGGCGCCATTTTTGAAACAAGCGATGTAATATTACCTTTATATAATCTAGGTGCACTAGCTATATAATTCATCATTACTTTATTTGTATTAGATAAAGGTCGAATCATATTAGTAGCTTTTTGCCACTTTAATAATTCGTAAGTACCTAATATAAATGCACCTTCATAAATTACTTCTCTTGCTTGTGCAACTTTTTCAAATCTAGTTCTTTTATCTTTTGGTGGATCAAAACTATCATCTTTTAAAATAGCTTTTTGTGCACCTGTAGATGTTTCTTTTATTTTGTAAACATTGCTTTCCCAAGTTTTCCAATTAAAATATAATACAGTAACAACATTATTATCATCAATAACACTATCCCTATCATTGCCTATTGTGCTATAATCAACATAGTTAGAACCTTTCTTAGTATATTGTTCTATAGCTTCATCTGTTAATTCTGGAAATTGTTTTTTAAGTTCGTTTACTTTTATTTTTTTAATTTCGCCAAAATAATAGCAATCTTGAAAATTAGGATCTTCTGTGTATGACCACACTAAATTAGCAGGGTCTACATAGTCTAGTTTTATACCATCAGTATTGTTAAAAGAATGTTTAGCACACCCTATGCCTATTGTAGCTAAATCGTAATCTACACGGTTTTTTATTTCGTCGTACTTATTACGGAGCAGCACATTGTTGATTGCTTGTTCTTGTGCTATCTCAATACCCTGCTTGTAATTAAGTTGCATAAACAGTTCTAACTCTTCTGTATTAGCAGGTAAATCTTCTTCTGGAACATTTCTTGCATTTACACCAAGCTCAGCTTCGATATCAGCTAATATTTTTTTAGCAGCTAAATCTCTTTGTATATTATTTACAAATTTAGTTCTTTTACCTGTAGATATAGGGTCTTGTGCAAATGCTTTAATAGTAAACATTCTATCTTGCATGCCATTTACTACAATATCTACAAATTTAGGAACTATAGGAACTGGTTTCCAATCTAAATTTAAATAAGATAAATCACCATTAACAGCAAATTCATCTTTATATTTTTTTATAGATTGCTCTCCCCTAGCATATAACCTTAATCTATGATATTCATCGCGAGTTTGGTAATATCTGCCGGAACCATTATCTTTACTGAACCAATCTTGCTCTATTGCTCTTGCAACTTTTAAACCATATTCGGTTGATTTTTTTGTTGCGTCTGACACAGCTTGACTCGGGAATTGTACTGATTGCCCTTTATTTTTTGCCATATTTATTTTATTATCTGACTTCTTGATCCTGAATTGGTATATTTTGAAAAACCAAAATCAATTTTTTTTGTTACTCTTTCCGCCGTTGGGCGATATAAATGTTTTTGACAGGCCATAATTGCTAAGCCACTGCTTATAGATGCATCATGAGCTGTACGTTTTGATATATCAAATTTAGCCCAATCTTCTAATGTTCTTTGAAAAAACATATTGCCATGAGAACCATCTATATCACCTACGTGATTTTCTATATATGATTCTATAGCT